AAGATTATTTCTTCTGCAACTTCAGGATCAGTTAATCTATTCCAAAATTTATCTAATGCTTCTTCAGGATCAACTGTCTTTGGTGGATGCTCCCAAGGATAATTACCTGGAGTATCTGTTAAAGATTGACCTGGTATTGGTGCATCAAATGGATCGTACTCTGGTTGTTTTATATTATCTTCTCTTATTATAGACATTATTTTCTTTTCCCTAAACTTGCATAGTATCTTCTAATAGAAAACTCTCTCATTCTTCTATTCCATTCCGCAAGTTTTTGTTCGTAGTTTGTTTGTTGTGGTGAAGCAATTCTTTTTGCCGAACCTGGTGCCATCATTCCAAGATTACCAACTCTTCCTGATAATCCAGTTTTATATTGTTTATAATTATTCATTGTTTTTAAATACTGATTATAAACTTTTATTCTATTTCCATAAGAACTTAAATCTTTTGTTGCACCTTTAACAGCACCTAATACTTTTTGACCAATATTTCTAGGTGCTCTTTTAAATACACCATCCTCATAAGTTCCACCAGGATTAGGATCCATTGCATCTATATCTCTATCTGATTTAGATGTAAAAAAATCTGCAACTTTTTTAGATGCAGTATTAAATAAATCTTTTGTTTTATTTATCATTTATACTCCTATGGGTTACCATATTTAGAAAATACAGACATACCAAATTGTCCAAGTAATCCATACAGAGCTTGTTTTTGTGCATTACTTTGTAAATCTAAACTTGTAGTTCTTTCTAGTGCAGCTATTGCTAAGTTGTGATTTCTATTAGCTTCGTTTTGAGAAGAAGTATTTACCCAAGATGCTTCATCTCTCCATTGTTGCCATAAAGCAGATAGTGCATAGTTACTTAAATTTAATAAATTTTCTGCATTAGTTTGATTAGCAGCATTTACAGCACCTGTATTAGCTGTATTAATTTGTCTTCTCCAAGTAACATTTGATTGATCAATTACTCTTTGATTTTCAACATTAAACCTTTGTCTTTGATCAGATAGTGTAGCATTAAACTGTGATATAGCAGCTTCTCTTTGTGCATTTGCATCAGCTATAGCTGTAGCATTTTTTGCATTTAATGCTGAAACTTTATTTAATTCTGCTGAGTTAAACTGATTCATTGCATCAAGTCTTCTAGCATTTTGTTCTTGTATAGTTGAATTTAAATTACTATAAAATTGATTGACTTGATTTTGACTAGTTGCATTAAATTGTTGTGCTGCATTTCTAGCTGCGTTATCAGTTAATAATACTTGTTGTCTTGTTTGTAAATTTTGTAAGTTAGCTTGCTGATTGTTAGACAAGTTTGCCATATCCATTTGTAGATATGCTTGTGCATTTACAACAGCAGCTTGCTGGTTATTAGCTAAGTTTTGAAATATAACCTGTTTATATGTAGCAGCATCTTGTTGTGCTATTGGTATAGATGATCTTAATATACCTTCTGCTAATGCTTCAGCTAACATTGTAGAAGAACCTAATCCTCTAGCTTGCATAGTTGCTTTTGCAGCTTCAGCAGCTCCTCTAGCAAATGCAGGTAAAGGTGATCCTTGCTGTAATGATGTTTCTATATCTTGAGATATATTTTCTAATTGACCTTGAACTGTTGCTCTAGGATCTAAACTAGCTAATGATTGTTGTGCTGCAGTCATAGGAGCTGTTACAGTTCCTTGTGCAGCTGTCATAGTTGCTGCAGTTCCAACGGTAGCTGGTGTTACTTGTGCTGCAGTAGCTGGTGTTACCGTAGATACAGCTGTAGGTGTTGCTCCAGTAGTTCCAGTTGCTGTAGGTGCTGTTGCTGCTGTTGTTTGTGCAGCTGCAGTTCCAGTTACACCTGGTGTAGCTAAAAGTTCATTAGTTTGAACGCTTTGTGCTGTTGGAGTTATTACTGTATTTTGAGGTAATGTTGGCTGATTTAATAGACTATCAATTAAACTTACAGCTTTTTTACTGGTAGTTTGTTCTGTTTGTCCTGGTGCTAATGCACCTGATTGTAATGTCGTTGCCATTTATTATTTTCCTTGTCCTCTATTTTTTGATCTCTTGGGCACTCGTTTATTATATTTTTTACTGTGTCTCCCAGGTCGTTTTTTCTTAGTTTGCTTTACAAAATTATTAACGCCTATGAGGGATTTGCGTTTAGCCATTTAACTATGGTTTAGTTGGCCATGTAGCATTTTCACATTTTTCAACAGTGTCTTTTCCATCAGGCAGGTCTCTTAAATTTTGTCTGTATGTTTCCATGTCAGATGACATAGTAACATCAGATAAAGCATAAAAGTCTGTCTCTGCTAGAAGCTGATTTCTTTTAGCTCTTAGGCTAGCTTGTGCTCTTGCTACAGCACCGTCAGCCCATGCTTGTTCTTCAGCATCTCTAGCTGCTTCTTCTTCAGCAGTTAGTTGGATTCTTTCACCGTTGACCATTTTATATCTTGGCATGTTTGTTTCTCCTATTTGTTGTTATTAATTTACCCCGTACATATCTATTGTACCTGAATCTATATTTCCTGATTCAAATTTGAATGATAAACCTGTTACTGCTGATGTTGTGTTAAAATAACCAGCAGTTCTATCATTTGCAGAATAATCATTTTCTGAAAGTCTTTGTCCTGTAAATAAAAAATGTTTTACAAAAGTTGTAGATGATGGTTCAAATAAATGTAAAAGTCCACTAAAACTTTGGTCATTATCAGCACCTGTATTATCTATTAAATTTATATATCCTGTATCTTGTGCGTGATCTTTGTTAGGATCATTAGTTAAAGATGTCGTTCCTGAAGTTTCGTGATTATATGCTTCAAAAGTAGTGGTTGTTGCTGCTATGTTAAAATCTGACCCATTTGTCGTAGCTTGAAAATTAAAGTGTGTGCCATCAGTAGCTGGATGTATATTATTAAAAATAAATATATATTCTTTATATGTGCTATTTATTCCTGATGTTATATTTACAGTAGCTGATGAACTAGCTGTTGATCTTGATATAAAAACTAAATTACCAAGACTAGTTGTAGTTCCAACCTCTGTTGCATCTTTTAATGCTCTATTATTTAAAGTTATTAAAGACATTATGATTTACTCAATCCATACATTTTAATTACACCACTGTCTATATTTCCTGAACTAAATTTAAAATCTACACCATCAATAGCTGTAGTTACATTACAATATCCAGCAATAAATAATCTTTCTGTTTGATCATTTCCAAAATAACTATTTGTTTCAGATATAAAATGTTTTACAAATGTTGTGTTAGACGGAGAAAATAAAAATAAATAACCACTAACACTTTCATCATTTGCGTTACCTGTATTTCTTGTTAAAGATTGATAACCTGTTCCTTGTGCTATATCATGTCCTGTTTGATAACTTAAATCTGTTGAACTACCAGCTTCATTGTGCTGAGTTGCAAAAGTTGTTGTAGTTTTTGTAGCATCAAAAGCTGAACTACCATCTCTAAAATTAACTTGAAAATTTGGTGTATCACTAGCTGGGTGCATATTTATAAAGTTAAATAAATAAGTATCATACGTGCTATCAATGCTAGAAGTAAAAGAAGATGATGATACTCCTGATGATATTGTATTCGTAGTTATTAAATTTAAACCACCACTTGCTATACTATCTAAGGCAGTTACATTTAATATAGATCTATTATTATATTTAACTAACGCCATATAATTTTATAACTCCACTATCTATATTGCCTGATGCAAATTTAAATTGAATAGCATCTATTGCTGATGTTGTGTTAAAATAACCAGCTAAAAATGTTTGATCTGATGCTGGATTATCTGTCATAATACTACTTCTGTTTATAAAATGTTTTACGAATGTGGTGTTGCTTGGATCAAAAAGATGTAAAAATCCAGATGCACTTCCATCATTATCTGTATTTGGTGTTACAGTATATATAGGTTGGAATGAAGTTGATTGTGCTAGATCACCACCTGTTAAATATCTTAGGTCTGTTGCAGAGCCACTTTCCATATGATAACCATCAAACATAGTTGAAGTGATAGTGACTCCATAACTACTACCACCATCTGTGCTACCTTGAAACTGAAAATATTGACCTGCAGATGGGTGTATATTTATATATTTAAATATATATTCTTTATAAGTTGAATCTAATCCACTTGTAAAAGATATTGTTGAACTACTACTAGCTGTCTGTGTAGATATTAAATTTAAAGAACCACCACTAATAGCTGCAGGTATCGAAGTTATAGCTGATAAAGAATTATTGTTACAAAAATTTAAAGCCATTAGGTTACTCCGTACATATCTACTGTTCCAGAATCCACATTTCCTGAAGTAAATGCAAAACTTATTTCGTCAATAGCTGTTGTAGTGTTAACATATCCAGAAGTGAAAGTATCTCTTGGACTACCATAATTTAAACTTGTTCTCGCTATAAAGTGTTTTACAAAAGTCGTATTACTTG